GCTCAACAGGCTGGGACTGTCACAGTCGAGGAATGGTTCGATACAACATTCTTCGGTCAGCACATCGTATGTGGTATCAGACCCGTTCAATCCATAACTTCGATTCAAGAAGTCAAGGGAGACCTCGTCGAGACTGCGCTGGTCCAAAGCCGAAGCCGAGATGATGGCGACTATTGGTTGGGCGACTCCGACGCTGGTATTATCAGATTCAACATGAAGTTCGGCGAGACACTCAACAACCGATTGAAGGTGACATACATCGCCGGGAATACCGCACCTCCGGCTATGGTCAAATTGGCTACTATCCTCATGGTCGTTCGCAACGCTTCTCGAGCGGCGCTCAATGATGAGAACTGCCTCGACCGAATCAAGGATATGTGGATGAACCTACAGTCCTCGGTTCAGTCAGAATTAGATTTCGTCTTGCGTGAATTGGCTAAGGAGAAGTTAGTCGGCGTCGCAACATTCGGGAACAGCGGGGCATACTGATGGCAATCACAGACGCAGGTGTCCCGAGTTTTTCACCGCACTATGCAATCAAGCAATTGATTCTCAACAACCTCGTCTCGCCCGACCCGTCTCTGTGGACTGTCGCTGTGAACAATGATTGGTTCGAATACAAATTGGCGAGGACATATCAAATCGCAATCTATCCTGTCTATTCAGAGACCAACCAATTTTCTCTCACCGGTGGTGGAGATTCAACGAGTCCGAAAATTTCCACAGCCTACTACACCGTGTCGGCTATCCATCCCGATAGGGAGTCCGCACACTCACTATTCCGAAATCTGACTACTCTCTTTAATAACGAGACGCTCACTTCACCCCAAAATATCAACGGATATGCCGGGTTGGCGGGAACGGACTATCATTGGGTCCGAATAACCAAGGCTTCGGTCGGTCAGATGGTGGACTTGACGGCTCCGGAGTGTGGACCGGGTGGTTCGAGCGACGATAAGTGCGAAGGCTATCGCTACGACATCACCGTCGCTATCAGATGGAATGAGTAAGTGTAGGTCGGGGGGTGGGAAACCCCCCGTTTTCAGCAACCCCGCCCCAAGGCTTCCCGTGAGCCTCCGGATTTACACCTACATTCTAAGCGGGGGGCCTACTACTTATCAATGTTTCTATTTTCTCAATGAATAGAAACCTTAATAAAGAGACCACTACTCCCATTGACTACCGGAGTGTGACTCCGGTGGGGGCTTGACCCCCGGGACATACACACATATTCCCTCTCGCAAGGAGGGGATTAACCCGATGAATCTCCGGTCTAACTAACCGGCGTGGATTCGGGCGTGGCTTGGGAAGGAGCATTCGGGTAATTCCGAGTGTCACCGGTGGAAGCGATACGGTTAATGAGCGAACCAAGCAAAGGCACAAGCACGCAGGGAACTCCATGGAGAGATTCAAAGGCGCATCGAAAGATGTAGTCGTGCGTTTTGGATGAAAGAGAGTAATTACTCGGAAGCCCAAGATGGCGTCCTGTAGGTGGGATGGTTCCCCGCCGAGCCGACTAACGACGGTATGTCCCCCCAATTTTCATCCATACGGTTAAAAGCCTCAGAGATAGCCATCGAACACAATGGCACTTGCTGATTTGAAGAAAGCAGAGTTAGTCGCTCTTTGCGAAGGGCATGGCTTAGATACAAGCGGAACAAAGGCTGAGTTAGTCGCTCGCCTCGAGGAAGCCGGAGTCGGTGACGACGCCACCCCCGATGAGGGAGCGGCAGAAATCATCGCTCCGACTTTGGAACTTGACGAAGCGCCTGTGGAGGTGTCGATGGACGGATTCGACATGGACGCTGGCACGACCGATGAGTTCCTCAAGGGATTGTATCTTCATGTTCTCGGTAGGGAGATTGACGCTGGTGGGCTTGCTCACTATACTCGTGTCCTTGACTTCTATGGAACTCAGTCGAGAGCAGATGTTTTGAACGACCTGCTTGAATCGGCTGAATACAAGAAGAACCAAGGATAAGGGTTCTCGCCCTCTCTGTGAAAAGCCCCCACGATACAGGTTGAGCCATGGCGCTCGACACCTTTTGCGGAATTGTTGTCTTTTTCATAATCGTTGGAGTCTATGTTGATTTGCTGACTCGAACTGATGGGACTAAGCCTCCCAGCCTACTGCGCCTACTCTCCGGAAAGAAATGACCACTTCACTCATAAACCTCCTTCGACGCTCTCGAGGACAATGGCAGTTCACGCACACACCGGTGTCACCGGCAAAATTACTGTGTCCGGTTCTCTCGTTGGTTTTGTCAGCGGTGATTTCACAGCGGCAAGAGCCACAGGAAAATATGTGACGCTCGGTAGCAACCTTCCAACAGCGAACACCCGTGGGCTACAATCAGTCAGCGGTTCCTTGACAAAGGCATGGGGGATAGATGACTCGGAATTGTGGACATGGTTTTACAATGATACTGAGTTAGTAATCGAATTCGACTCTGAGAACGGTGGGTCAAACACCTACACCGTCTCCGGGTGTGTATTGACAGACCTCGCAATCGAGGGTCTTGAAGCCGGAGCGGAAGGCGCATTGTTAGTCAATGCTACTTTCGAGGGCTTGACCATCGTTCGAGACTGATTCTAAGGTGAGATAAATGAGTTCATGGATAGATTCTGCGCTGGACAAGGCTTCGAACCCCATCAAGGTGAATGTAGCCCACATCGGTCTTGATGTGGACGAGATAGAAGTCCTACCACTCTCCGCTTCCGAATTTCAGAAATTGAAATCCGACCCGGTCGTATCGAAGATAACAAACCTGTCCGACAGACAGGAGGTTTTCGGTCTCCGTGTGGTTTTCGAGATGATGCAGAAATGCGACAAGACTCTCACATGGGATAAGTTCAATTCACTCCCAATCAATGTCCTCGCTCAGTTAGCGACAGTCATCAACACCACGGTTGGTTCAGCCGACGGCGGTGGTGTGCTGGGAAACTCGTAAGCGACGCCGAATCCGACGACGGACAGTTCCTTTTCGACCTACTATCTCTGTTCGGGATAACGCCTCAAGAGTGGCGAGATATGGACTCCCGTGATACGCTTTGGTTAATATCAGCCTATTCGGATAAGAACCGTCGGGCGAACCGTCTTCATAAACAGCGTCAGCAAGCGCAGACGGCACAGGCAAATTTGAACAAGGCAAGAAGGAGAAGATGAAATGGCAGTCGGCGATATTGAGACCAAGGTCGCAGGTGACGCTTCCTCCGTAGTCTCAGCATTCAAGCAGGCCGGTGCTGGTGCGACAGCCTTCGGCCTATCTCTGAAAGCCATCGGTGGATTCGCTGTTGCGGCCACCGGTGTCCTCGCATCCTTCTTCGCAGTATTCAAGGCGATAGGATTCGTAGCCAATTCGACTAAGACATTCATTGATTTCGAAGAGCAGTTAATTCGAACTTCCGCAACGCTCGGAAATTTCGTTGGCGAATCAAGAATGGTCAATGACGAATTAGTCACATTCGAGCAAGCAACAGCGGACCTATCGACGGCGATACGGTCAGTCGCCAGCGAATCTTCCTTCACAGCGTCGCAGGTCGGAGAGATGGCGGAGGTTCTCGCACTCGCAGGTTTGTCATCACAGGAAATGGCGGACGAATTCGACGAAGCCGGGAACAGAATACAGGATGGAGCAATCCGAAGCATGGTGAACTTCGCCGTGGTTGCTGGAACCGATGTCGAGACCGCCGCTGGAATTGGTATCGCCGCAGTCAAGGCATTCCGCCGTGAGACCGAGGAACTCGACGAAGTGACTTCGGTTCTGACCAACACCTTCACTTCGTCTTTCGTGAATCTCCAACAGTTAGGAGACGCCATGCGATTCTTCGGGCCTACGGCTTCCGCCGCTGGTGTCAGTATCGAAGAAGCGGCGGCGGCGATTGGTGCGCTCGGAAACTCGGGATTGCAGGGTTCAATCGCTGGAACAGGATTGAGGCAGGCGATTAACAAACTGATAGCGCCAACCGACGATGCCCGTCGAACCATGGAGCGTCTCGGTCTTGAATTAACGACACTAACCCCAGCAGGTCAAGCGGCGCAGGTTGGACTCAATGCAACAATGTCCGCCATGTCCGGGCTTGAAGAGAAGATTGCGTCCACGAACAGGGAACTCCGGGCTCTCACCAACGAGATGAACGACCTCTCCATACAGGAAGAGAAGAACTCACTCGATATAGCGAAAATAAGGGCGAGAGCGGCCCGTCAAGGCCGGGATTTGACCAAGGCCGAACTATCTCAGATTCAGAGGTTAGAGTCCGCCAATAGCAACCTATCGCTACAAAGAAGGGAACTCGCTTTGCAGGCTCGTGAGGAAGAGCGAGCGAACGAAAAGAACACTCACTCACTCGAGGAACAGAAGAGCAAATTCGACGAACTCAAGACGACCGTGGAGTCTCAGACGACAGGAGTCATCAGCCTCGTCGATATATTGGACAGGTTGAACGAGACCGGTGCTACGACTGCCGAGATATTGGAGATATTCGGAGTTCGTGGTGGTGGTGCTGTTCTCGCCTTGCAGGCTCAGACGGAGGCATTCAGAGAATTGGCGCTGGCGAACGAGGAAGTGGCGATGGCGGCGGCGAACGGGGACTCGATGACGAAGAAGTTCGTCGGGACATTGGAGACCTCGACTGCCTTCGCAATCAAGGAGACCCAATCGAAGTTCGAGGAATTGGCGCTGGTGGTTGGTGAGCCATTCGCCACACTACTCAGTCAAGAGGACGGGGTTCTCGATATGTTCAACAGCGTCGCTGACAACCTCGCAGAGAATAAGCAGTTATTCCAAGACATAGCGACGCAGGTCGAAGAATCTCTGCTACCCGCTCTCGCCGAAGCACTCAAGCCCGACAATATCGACAAGTTCGAGGAAGGGCTACGAGCAATTATCCCCATTGTTGAGCAGATAGGGATAGTCATGTTCAAATTGGCTCAGATAATCGAGCCGATTCTCGATGGTATTCTCAAGGTGACAGACTTCCTCGGAATGACCGGCGACCCGACTACGACAGGCGGGGCTGAAAGAGAAAACCGACTCATTGGAAAAGAGGGCGAATCGAGGTTCGAATCGGGAGCGGAAATCGCTTTGGGGGTTGGGGCCGGAGCGGCGGCGGGAGCGGCCATTGGAGCAGTCGGAGGTCCTATCGGTATGGGGGCTGGTGCGTTGATTGGTGGGGGTGTAGTCCTCGGTCGTGAAATTGGTCAAGGAATAATGAGTAGTTTTGGAGATTTCAGACCGTTCGGTGGAAGCGGTCACGACCCACCGGGAACTCCGTCGGGTGGTCCGATGGGAATGCCGATGGCAACCGGCGGTTTGGTCACGGGTCCAACCCG